TTACATCACCGGGCAGTCATCAAACTCCGCGTTCCTAGCATCATTAATGATGTACGTGATCACCCCGAATATAGCGGGTGCAGAACTGTAACCGCCATCATCTACTGGGAGCGCCTCCCTTCTTCCGTTTTCCAGATTTATCAGGTGGGGCTGAGGGTGAGTTCGGTATCGTTTGATCCTAAATTCCCCGTCGATTGCGCATATCAGCAGTGAACCATCGCAGGCAGTAAGTGATGCATCCACAACAAGCAACGCCCCCTGGAGTATTCCTTCCCTGAAATGTGATCGCGATGCCCGCATGAAATAAGTCGCTGCTGGCTGTCTGATTAGCTGCTGATCGAGGGAGATTCGTGTTTCAACATAATCTGCCGCAGGTGAAGGAAAGCCCATGTTTATGCCCTCTCTTGAATACCGGATAAAAACACAGTATAAATACTGTATATCCATCCAGTAAAGAGGCAATGAGCAATGTTCGTGGAACTCGTTTATGACAAAAGGAATTTTGATGGTCTTCCCGGTGCAAAAAATATCATTCTTGGCGAATTGACCAGGAGGGTTCACCGGATTTTCCCTGATGCTGATGTTCGTGTTAAACCGATGATGACATTACCGGCGATCAACACTGACGCCAGCAAGCACGAGAAGGAACAGATAAGCCGTACTGTTCAGGAAATGTTTGAAGAGGCTGATATGTGGCTGGTTTCAGATTAAGTGACGGTCTGCCGCAGTCCGTTCTGCATACGACGTGACTGCGGCAATTCATATCACAAGAAAGGCATCACACCCTACTGCCCTGAAGTTCAGTAATTTGTTTCTGCAATGCCTGAATTGCTCCGGTCAGTTTTGCAAGCATTGCGACTTCGTTCAGACTATACGCCCCGACTGGGTTGAGTGGATCAAAGTCTTCTTTCAAACCATCTCCGGTAACACACTCGGGTGATACTTCAACAAGGTCGTTTGCAATAAACCCGAGCTTCTCATCAGATTCCGGAATAACCCCGCGCTCTTTATATTTGAATAATGCAGGTTTCCAGCGCAATACCTCATCAAGGCATTGGTTGTAAAATATTGGCGATTCATCTGACTGATAAATGATGTCTTTCTTCAGAAATTTATCTGATGTAGTGACAAGTGACACCTGACCGACGTTAGACGAATCAACCCATGCATTGAGTGAGCCGTTCCAGTGAAAATTCCAGACGTTTGATGTTGTCGCCCCATTTTGCCCCTGACGTGAACGATAACCCCCCGCCGCATCCATGACGCTGACTAAATAAATTCCATTCGAGCTCAGCTGCAAGCGGTCAACGCCGGCAGTACTCATAATCATCACACCTGATGACTGGTATATTGATGCGGCACCTCCATCAAAATTCATTTTCCCGGTAAAATTCGGAAAATATGAGTCTGCCTTTTTATTCAGATCTGTTTTATCAGCTTTGTCACCCACACTATTGATTAATTTTTTCGCTGATGGCCCTGTCATCTGGCTGTTGTCTGGAAACGTGATGGTTACATCGCCGGTAGCGGTGAAGAACTGCTGCCAGTTCTGTTTATCGTAATTCAGGCCTCGAAGCGCTTCTGTGCTCTGAGCCACCAGCGCCGCGGTGACCATATTCAGCGCCACACGAGGAACAGCAGACCAGGCCGCACCAGATTGTGTTGGCCCGGTGAAATTACTGACCAGCGTCAACGCTGCACCGCTTTCCACTGATTTAACCGGGAGCGTATAGGGAACGCCGCCGACAGTGACAACAATAAAATCTCCGGCCGCCACCTCGGTGGTAAACGCGGTCCCGCTGCCAGCGACCGCAGCAGAATTATGCGTCAAGGTTAAAGTTCCTGCTGACATGGATATCTCCTGAATTCAGGTAATAAAAAACCCGCCGGAGCGGGTTATTTTTGGTATTTCATTGAGGGCAATTCGAACTGGTGAAGTTATTTTTATTCACCCATCGCCAGTTAAATGGATAACCGGCTCTGTACTCAGTCTGATTAGCAACTTTTCGCACACCGTAAATCTGCACTGACTGGGGCAGTCCACCAGCCACTAACTCAGCCTGACAAACCGGTTTCTGTTTCTCCAGAACGGGTCCTGAACATGCTGAAAGCACCAGACAGGCAATAACTGGAATAATTATATTTTTCATTTCGACACCAGAGTTAATTATTTAAACAAAAAATAACCAATGGCGTTGAATAATAAAAATAGTTTTAATAGATCAATATTCTTAAATTGATCGTTTAAATCGATCGGTTTAATCATATGCGGCTGTGTTTATCGCCGTTATTACAATCCCGCTATTCGTCGTTCCGACTGAAGAACCACTTGCTGTTGTTGATGAAAGTCCTTTTATTCTTGTTCCCGCACCTTCATTGAAGCACCCCGTTCCCACATCCACAGGCTGGATTATTGGTTGTCCGCCAGGTGCCGAACCAGCACGGAGGATGACAGAACCCAGCCCCATCGGATTTACGGCCCATTTGCCTGCCATGTATTTATTAATGTTAAGCCCACCACTTACAGCACCTGGTGAACCAATAGTTGTAAGGTCGCTTAATACCCGGGACTCATTCGTAAGTACCAGTGTCCCTTCGGCATCCCATATAGCCACACCCCAGGCCGGAAGGGTAAGCGGATATATGGCAAAGAAATAGGCCTCAAGGACAAAAGCTGATCTCCTGTAATTAGACGCATCAACACTGAACGTATTGCCACTTTTTGAAGCTGATATCTTCGCCGGGGCGCTGGTTCTTGCAAATGCAATCCCTCCCTTCTGACCGTCGATAGTCACGGACGCCGAAGCACTGTTAAAATTCCACCCAAAAGTTGAGTTTACCGTTACTTTTCGGTAAAGCGTCATTGGTGTGGAATCAGGCGTGATAAAAGGGTTCCCGTTAGGTAATGAAATCAATGCGCCATATTTAGCCATCTACGCAGTCTCCGCAAAAACGATTAACTGCACTTTGACTGCCGGGTAATCATTAATCCCATTACTACCTGAAGGCTGTATTGTTATGGTGTTTCCAGATGCAATAATATTTCTTTTATCTGTGTAACTTATTATCCCTTTATTCTCCAGAGTACCAACCGCAAAACCGACCTTTAAACCGGGCTCGAGGTTGAACTGGTAGCTTCCAGTTTTTTGACCCAGGGCAAGATCGATGATACCAACCACGGTTACGGGTTTAATGCCGTAATTGTTGGGTTTTCCACTGGTATCCCATGTGGCAAATCCATACTCAGACATTGGGAGCTACTCCTGTTATTTTACCAACCTGAACAAGCAAACGACCTTCTGGCCCCGTAAAAGAAAGGTTGTTGTCAGCTTTAGAAAGGCACCAGCCCCCTTGATTAGCGACTTTGTAACCTTCCGACCAGATCGAACCTGATATTTTCGCATTGGTGATTGCGGCGTTAGCAATTTTGGCACTTGTTATACTTCCATTCTGAATAAACGCATCGCTGATAAACACCTGACCATTAACAACAGCAAAGGGTGAATATTGCGTATCACCGCTGCCACTCATCAGGACGAACTGGTTTGCGTTAAACCCGACGCGGGTGACTACCGGCTTACCCGCTTCCGCCAGAACCGCGATCGACATCCCGGCGTTATACATCACACCGTTTATTCGAACTCCGGTTTTAAGGGTGTAAATTGCAGATGCCCCGGTCGCATCAACCACGGCGGTGAGCTTATCTTCCAGCGCGGCAGTCACATCATTGAACTGCGCCTGCACCTGCGTGGACATTTCAGCCATGGCTTTATCGACCTGTGCAATGGTCGTTTTAACCACCAGAATATCCGCGCGCACCTCGCCGTACTGCGCCCACTGGTGCTCAACTGTTCCATGGTTGGCCAGCGCATTCTGCAATGCGGCCTCCAGGTTAGTATCAATGTCGCTTGTCAGGCGGTCACCGTCAGCAGACGTCAGGAAGTCATCTGCAATATCGCCCAGGTAGTCGTCAGCATTCGCATTAGATTCACCACGAACCCAGTCGGTCCAGCCGGATTCATTACCCGTTCTATCCACCAGTTGCGCGCGGTACCAGAATTCCTGCCCCGCTTTTAAACCAAGTTGGGTGTATTCGGCAGACGGATAAGGCACATCCGACAGCAAAAGAGGATTGGAGAAATCACTGTTCGCAGTGTACTGAATTTCCGTTTTCAGCGTGTCCCCGGTATTGGCCGGGAATCCCCAGTTCAGGCGAATCCCCCAGTTGATCGGCGTTGTAGCAAAGCCGACAGGTTTCGGTGGATTTCCCACCTTGCCTGTAAGATTTACTTCTGATGATATCGCCCAGACTGATGAAACGTCGCTGGTGTTCACCGCCCTAACGCGGACCAGATAGCGACCCGAGTAGATACCCTGCACTTCAAAGCCGAGAGAAGACGTTCGGGGCACGGTTACCCAGTTTCCGCTGTCACGCCGCCATTCCGCCTCGTACGCAACAGCACCCTGAACAGCATCCCAGGCGACGCGCATAGTGGTAATCGCAATGTTCTGGTTAACCGTAGAGTAACTGTCTACGACAATATTTCCTGGAGGAGCCTGAACCCCCGGAGGAATGACACTGATAGGACGCTCGTCCAGTCTTGCTCCGGTGTCAACGGCAGGATAGATGTCAGGGTTGTATGTCGTTCCGGTGACTTCGAAAGTGCCATCATTGTTATCCCGCGTTCCCGTAACACGAAAAAGCGCAATAAACAGATCGTCAGAATCCACACCCCAGTTACATTCAGCCTCAGGCGTTTCGCTGTAGGATGTGGTTACAGTGACTGTGTTTCCGTTAACGGCCTGGACGGTTCTGGCCTGAGCTGTGCCTGACGGAAGATTCAAAAACAGCCTGTTACCGGCTTTCACATCAGCAGCGCGATCGAGGGTTATGTTGCGGCCGTTAACCGCACTCACCCTGCCGCCGATAGTTCTTCCGGCCAGCTCGTTAGCAGCCACGCCGATCACCTCCCCGACAGGGGGGACGTCCATGCCTGTGCTGAAGGTCACCACCTCGCCGATACCGTTAGTAAGCAGCGCCCAGCGCCCGCGCCGGTTTGCCTCTGACTGCCTTGTGCAGCCGATTGCGGTCATTTCAAGCTGACGATAATCGAAGCGCATGGCCAGATCGTTATCGTAAACTGGCTCAGGCGTGTCCTTAAAGTGGTTAGCTGGATCTGACCAGTTCACTAGCGCGGCGGTATTTCGGGTGGTTTCACTCGGGTCTGCAAAGGTAAATTTTCCTTCAACAACACTGGCGTGGTTATAGATGTGCCACACATCGCGGGGCATATCGGCGAGGACATACATCTTGTTGTCGCCCCAGTACGTCATGCCGCGAAATATACCCGCCAGATCACGAAGTACGGTCCAGGCGTCATTACGGTCCTGAATATAAACGTTACAACGAAAGCGAGGCTCCGTCCCGCTGCCGCCCCTGCCGTCTGGTACCGGCTGATCGCAATACTGAGCGATGCGATATAGCTCCCATTTGTCTATCTGAGTCGCATCGATTCTTTGACCCAGCCCGAAACGCTCGTTCAGGATGATGTCGTAATATATCCAGGCTGGATTATCCGTCCATGCCCATTTAAATACGCCCTCCCATGTACCAGAGTAAGTACGGGTTTCAGGATCATACGTGTCAGGTACACGGATGATTCGCCCTTTCGGATTGCACACAACCTGAGGAATGCCATTGGGGAACTGCTTTGCGTCAAACTCTACATACAGCAGAGCTGTGTTAACGTATCGAAGTTTGGCGTCAATAATTTCAGTAACGGCCACAACGCGCATGATGTCCACGACATTCACGCTCGTGGAATCCGGCGTGATTCTGCGAACCCGCAACTGCCATCCAGTCGAGGCTTTTGGAAGATTGACGCGGTGGCTGCGCTCATAAAGCGACGTGGTTTTGTCATCAACAGCACCGTTAATCACCGTTTCATACGGCCCACCATCGACCGACAGATCGATAGCATACTCAACGCGGGTGCCGACTTTATCGCCGTTGTTTTTCTGGAGTAAAAGAGTTGGCCATCCCAGTCGAATTCGCAGCGCAGAGAGCTGCGTGTTGGATACCGCGCGAACGTACGGCACGGCCTGTTTCAGCTCATATGAAACCTGAAGTTCGTTTTCAATGCCGGGGAAGCCCTGAATATAGTCCTGATCCTGAGTGCCGGAACGGAACTCGTATTTTACATTATTGAAGTTATAACTTCCGTCGGCGTTCTGAAGGGGCGTGTATGAAGAAGAGTCACCAAGAAAAATGTTTTTACCATCAAGTCCGCCAGCGAACTCACCCTCTCCAAGAGCAATCAACACCTTTGCCCTCGCAATGGACTGAATGCTGTCCGGTGCTTCCACGGGCGTTCTGGTCTGATTGCTGCCACCTTTACCGCGGCCTTTGATGATTGTCGTCGTCATATCGCGTCCATAAAAAAAGCCACCGTCAGGTGGCTTATAGTACGTGGTTTGGTTTATTGCTGATCTTCTGCATAAACCCCGGCGGATATAATGGCGCCGCCAATTTCGCGTTGCCCATAAAGCAGGGGGACGGGATTGCCAGATGCTGTTGTGTTAACGGGCCCACCAAACGCATAGGAGGGTTTGTTATCAGGTTCCTGACGCATTCGCAGGCCTGAAACCTGAGGAGAGAGCATTTGCACTACACCACCAACGGCCATTGCGGCACCAACGGGAAACATGATGTTACTTGCTGCGATACTAACTCCCGGCATCCATATGGCAGCAGCGACCAGAGCCGTTCCGAGCAACGCCTGGAAAACTCCAGCTCTTTTACTACCCCTTATCACAGGGATTATTCTTAACTCATCACCCGGTCCCAGGAGTTCAAACTCTTCGTGCCCGATATTGCGACGATCCCGGAAAATAACAAAATCCAGTCCCTTTGCCCGAGCTTCACGCAGATAAGCATCAAAGCCGTCAATGGTATTAGAAAGCGCCCTGAACACTTCGCTGGCAGACGTTAGTGCGCGGCGATGCGTCCTGCCAAATCGCTGAGCCATTGAGCCGCTGAGTTTGATAACGGTTTTTCTTTCCATTACATCAAATCCTTATAACGCAGAATTTTGATGGTACGGTCACGGTAATAACCACCGTAGGGAATACGCTGGCTTAGCTGGCCATACATGTGATGCAGTAGCATGTTGCCATCAAGCAAAATCCCGGCATGGTTCGGGACGGTGGACTGTACCTGCATGATAACCATGTCACCGGGCTGAGCTGGACCGTCGTACTCACGGAAACCGCATTCCTGCCAGTTGTCCATATAGAGGTTTTCACCCTGCTCCCACCAGTGCCGATCTACGCTGTAGTTGGGCAGTTCAATGCCGTGTTCGATGCGGAAATAGTCCATAATGAGAGACCAGCAGTCTGCATGCCCGAGTACAAACTGGCGCCCTGTGAGGGGACGGTCTCCGCGAGGCATGACGGTGCGAATGTCGCCCTCAGGCCACGATGCAATAATCCAGGGCAGTTCCGTGGCATCACACATCAGCATGTCGAGTTCACTCGGCTGGGTTGTTGCCCCGTCGCCGGGGTGACTGTGGACGATCGCCACCACAGTTCCCTGCTCTTCGGCGGCCGCATAATCCTCAGGATTGAGTTCAAATTGCTCAGTCGGCGACTCAGCATTATTTTTGCAGGGGATGTATTTCTCCACCCGCCCCTTCTGAATAACCACGCCACAGCACTCCTCGGGGAAGGATGCGGCGGCATGCGCCAGAATGGCGCTAACTGTTTTGTCGCGCATGATTATCCTCTCAGAAGTGAAGCGCCGGGGAACCCGCCATAATCCAGCTGTTCATTCTCTCCGAAGCGAGGTTTACAGCCCGTTGACAGCAATCCGGAGCAAACATCCTGTGAAGGATCGTCCACCCGATTGCCGTCTTTATCGAACCAGCCGTTTTGCCCGGCGTAGGTGCAGCCGTTCCCGGTTTTGTACCATCCCCGCATGCACCACGTGCACATTGGCTGAATTTGCCGGGTCGGAATGAGTTGCCCGCGCAGATCGGCAGGGCTGGAAAGCTCAAATGACACTGTTTCATCATCAGATCCTGATTTACGGTCGATGTAATAAACCTGTTTGCGCTCCTCGTTGGGATTCGCAGTCTGGTTCCCATCAGGGAAGTTTCTGGCGTCAAGGTAATGAGCGAAGGTGTCGTGGATGATCACCTTTGCTTTTGCCATACCATGAAATCGCCTGCAAAGCGCACCAATAGTGCCGCTGATGTTTGCCACGGTAAGCGCTGGCCGAGAGCTTTGGCCGTCACTGCTGACAGATATGCCGGTCAGTTCATACGGCCACGCGCCATACTCCTGCCCCTGCCACCACACCGACTTCGGCTCAAGTTTTGACTCGTCGCCGCCTGCGGCGATGATTTCCGCCTCGGTATGCGGGATTGTCTCGTTGTGAAAGCGAAGAATACCTGCACCGAAAGCTGAGCCGTCCACCTCGATCAGGCGGACGCGCTTACCCGGCTCCAGTTTCTGGACATCAGATGAAATACTCATGGGTGGTATGCCTGTGTGAATGTGCTGCTGAGGGTGTATTTTTTGTTGCCGTGTGTAGATATCTGAAAGGATTCCGCGCGCCATAAGCCTGATGGCTCAAGCGGCGACTTCCAGATAAATGATTTCCACCCGGCATGTCTGTTGAGAAAGTTTTTAATGGCCTGAATGTAAGCCTCATCGCCGGTAAAACTCACGCTCCATTGAGATGTTACCGGGTTGATACCGTCCCCGGACACCTGCGCATAGCCATCGCCAAACTGTGCCTTTCGTGTACGAAAATTTGTATCAACCTGAGAGGCAATCTTTGGGCACCAGCTGAAGGTTTCGACTGCCATGGTTAAACTCCCTTGATTAATCGCCACAGAGGCGAGCCCGGCATGCTGGCCTGTTCGTTAATGGCGCCAGTGATGGCATCTTTCAGTTGTCTGCCAGCGGCGCCGGCGGTTCCCTGACTTGCTGCCTGTGGTGATCCACCCTGAATATTGATATCGCCGAAGTTAACTGAAGGCAGACCGCCGGAGACCTGTGGAGTACCAATTGCCCGAACGCCCAGCGAACCATCAGCGGCGCGCGTAAGCGGCATAATGGCTTCCGGACCAGCCTCGGCAAAAACCCCTGCGCCTTTGGCAAAAGCAAACAGCTGAGGCGTGTGAAAAACGCCATTGCTGTAAGCGCTCAGGGACGGAGAGTCGTAAACATTACCCTTCGCATTAAAGGTAAAGTTCGCGCCGGCATTCTGAATAGCGGTACCGCTGCTGGCGGTTGCGGCTGACGAGGCGCCAAAACTGAACAGTGATCCAATTGAGCTGACGCCATTAGCAACAGCCATGTTCACCAGAACGTTCTGGATGATCTTCAGTACGCTCACGCCCCAGTCCTTCCAGCTGTCAACGTTGCCATTGAGCATGTCGGTGATCGTGGTGACCGCGCCACCCATGGCCTGCTTCATGCCGTCAGCGGCCATGGAAGAATAATCAGTAGCTTCGTCCACCCAGTTCGCATAACCCTCAGACAGTCCCATCATCCAGTCGTCACGCTGCGCATCAGAAGCTGCGTAATATCCCTCCTGGTCGCGCAGGCGCTCTTCGAGGTAGCGCTTATTAAGTGCCAGCCCCTGCTGATAGAACGTCTCGTCGATTTCACCAGCCTGACGCTGGCGGAGAAGATCGGTATTCTTCTGCTCAAACTCCTTACGCAGATTGAACTGCTCCTGAAGTCTTTCACGAAACCTGGTTCCTTGCCCGTAGCCCAGCAGTTGAGCTTCATTGGCTGCGCGGGCGCTGGCGTTACTGTCGGCAAGGTTGGCTTCGTAATTTCGCAGTTGCTCACGTAATTTAACCTGGTCAATCAGCGCAGCATTCTGCAATACCGTCTTTTTCTGGGCTTCTGTCAGAGAAGCAAGTTCGCCCTGGCTGACCTGGTATTTAACCTTCGCCAGTTCAGTATTCTGGCCTTGCAGGGCAATCTGCTCTTTTTGCTGCTTGATAAGGCGCTTATACACATCCTCGGTTTTCTCGCCTTCGGTTTTACCGCCCTTCGCCTTAGGTTTGTTGGCCTCATTATTCCGCCATTCAGCAAGGCCGTTATTAATCAACTCCTGACGGCCTGTCTGGAATTGCGGATCACTGGTTAACCCCAGGTCATCGGCTGCATAACTCAGACGCAGGCGCTCTTTTGCTTCACCCTTCAGGCGTGACAACTCCAGATCCCGGCGGCTCTTTTCGAGGGCATCGGTTTGCTTTTTGTCGAGATCGGCCTGCGGAAGTCTGAGCGGGACGTTAGCCAGCCCTTGCCGAGCCATTAATAGCTGATTTCCCAGCCCCAGCAGACGGTTAAATTCAGTATGCTGACCATTCATCATGATCATCGACTGATATACCGCATTCTGTCGCCAGGCTTGTTCGCGTATTAAATCATTGCGACGTCGCTCAATTTCTTCGAGAGCCTGCTGTATGCCGCGAGATTTATCTCGCATGTCATTTAATTTTCCCTCTTCAACAGCAAGTTGATCCGTAACGATAGCTATCGCTCTCAGTATATTTGCATCGTTCTCGCTGGTAATGCCCGGTTTTCCACGCGATGCATTCAAATCGTCGATCTGGTTCTTCAGCTCACCAACCTTTTTGGCTTGCTCATCAACCAAACGATTTTGCTCTACCAGAGCACCAACAGTTCTCCCCCTATTGTCGTCTGTTTCAGACAAAGACATGCGGGAAGTTTTTTCTCGTATTTCGTCGATTTGACTGGCGTATTCCTGGGCAGAGCGACGTGCCTGCTCCTGGTTTTGATACATCGCATACCAGGCTCCAGCACCCAACATAACTAAACCAGGAACTCCACCGATGAGACCAAGTGCACCACTCATGAGCCGAGTGCCGACGGATGTCACGCTATTGAGATTGCTTTGAGCCGAAACACGGTTTGCAAGGTTCCGGTTTAAGGAAGCCTGGGTCGCGGACAGACGCCTTTCTGCAGCAGCTTGAGCGTCAGAATTTTTTGCAGCCACCAGCCCTGCCTGTGCACGCTCAAGTGCAGTTCTGGCCCTGACTTTTTCCGTAGCAGTGCCACTTGCAAGAGCGGTAGTCAGTCTGGCTTGAGCTGCTGTAACTTTTGCCTCTGCTGCCGCAATTTTCTCTTGCTGGGCGGCCTGAACATCTGCGCTTCGTGATCGCTGAACAGCTTGCTGAGCTCGATAAACTTCAGCCCTTGAAGCTGCAACAGCAGACTGAGCCGCTTTGTCCTGTGCGACAGCAAGAGCAACCTCTGATTTCGCGGCTGAAATTAGCGCACCTGTTGCACTGGTGGCGCTGGTTACAACTCCGCTTAGGTAGCGTGCCAGCCCCACGCCAACAAGCGCCCCTGCCACAGTTGTTATTGTGGACATATTGTCAGCAACGTCATTCAAGGCACCGCTAACAGCTGAAGAAGTGAACGCATCCAGAGTTTGAGCTAAACTATCCAACCCGCCAGACAAACCTGCCGTTGCGCCGGTAGCCTGATCAATACCGCCAACCCATTGCATGAATGAGTTAGTAACCTTCTGCAAGGAACCAGAAACCGTTTGTGGTAAGCTTTTGAACTCATCTTGCAAATTATCTAACTGGCCTACCAGTGCTGGAACAACCTTATCAATCGTAAGTTGCCCCTGATCGGCCATGCTCTTGAGGTCTTTGCGGGCCACGCCCATTCCTGCGGCAAGTGCGCGGATAACGCGATCACCAGATTCGTTAACAGCGTTAAACTCCTCGCCACGAAGAACGCCCTGTGCCAGCGCCTGGCTGAATTGAGTGATAACAGAACTCGCTTCCTGGGTGTTAGCCCCCGAAAGTTTGAGGCCAGTAGAAACAGCTTCGGTAATTTTCAGGACTTCATCGGAGCTATACCCGTATTCACGCATTGAAGCAGCAGCGCGGGAAAAAAGGTTTGCATTATCTGCGAACGCCGTGCCAGTTCTTTGGCTTATCTCCATCAACTGACGCTGAGAAGCAGCAAAATCGTCAGCTGAGGATGATGCCTGCTTGAGTCGCGCGTTTACGGAGTTCCACTCGTCAGCGATCTGAACAATTTTCCCGGTAGCAAACGCTGCGCTAGCAGCCGCGGCGGCTTTCCCTGCTGATGCAAATCCAGTAGTAAGATCAGAAAGTGCACTCTCGCTTTCGCGGGCTGCTGCTGCTGCTTGCCTCCCTCCATTTTGCATAGTTCGGTAATAATCTGCACCCATTCGTGAGGCGCGAGCAATCTCACTCTGGAAAGACTGAGAGTTCGCGGAGATTTTAATTATTAGTTCGCGTAGAGCCGCCATCTCTTGTACCTTAATAATGAAAATAGAATAGCCACTCGGACTAACACCTGAGAGGCTTGATTTTTTTTGCACATGGAGACATATATGTTGAGCTTGAACTTTGAAGTTCCCGGCAACCCGGATGACTACTACGAAGTTAGGGAAAAGGAAGATGGAACGCTTTCCTATAAGCCTAACCGCCTAAAAATAAGGGGGTTAGCAAAAACTCAGTGTGACTATTTTGATTATATATCCTCTTTAGGTGAGAATATTCATATAGCCACACTTGAGAGCAATGATGTCATCAACGATTTTTTTGAAAATGAGCCGGAAGAGGCTCAAGTTTCAATTTACAATACTCTTTCCGAAGAATTTAACGCAATTACTGATACCATTTTAGATAAAACTTCAGAATTGAATGCGCAGGCACAACAGACAGAAAATGCAGCAGAGAACATTGGTAAAGTTATAGGGGCTATAGTTCTTATAGGCTTTATAGTTTTTATATTATCGCAAATAAACTAAGTTACGGGCGGTTTACCGCCCTAATTTGATGCAGCCATTAAAGCAGCCTCAAGTCCTGCAAACGGGTCCTTCGGTTCTGATTGCTCGTCACCACCCCAGCGCAGGATCGCATCGTCCAGCGGTACTTTTGCCCCCTGCGAGCCGTAGATGGCAGAGACGAGCTGGGCGGCCTGAATGTCGCCACGAATATCACCAACCGGACTTTGCCTGTCGTACTCAATCCACATCAGAAGCTCGCTTGCCGTCATATTCTGCCGAAGCTCTGAGAGCGTGCGCCCCATCCGGAGCGCAAGCGACATCAGAAACTTTACGCCGGGGGTTGAGACTTTTCCCGCGCTTCGTCCGCGTTGTTGATCAGGTCAAGCGCCTGTTTGAGCAGGCGTGAATGGACGGGGCCGTAGATTTCACGCACCTGCTCTTCTTCGTCTACGCTGAATACCGGCTGCTTATCGGTGTCACACAGAACGTCAATGAAGAGCACCACGTCAGCGCAAAGATTACGGTGTGCCTTTTCCGATACTGACACATTTTCATCATCAGTACCCGCTTTCACCACCTCCTGCCAGCGCAGCCAGGCTTCACCTGACGGCTCACGCAGAACCACTTTGACGCCCTCCCACTCAGGAACGGCGACCGTCTTATGACGAAATCCCGACATCTTAGCCAGGGCGAGATTTTTAATATTCTTCATGCGACCTCTCAGGAGCCAGACTCGATGTTTTCAGGCTTACCTTTCAGGCGCAGGGAGAACGTTGCCGCAACTACGCCGTTGGTACCGGAAGACCAGGTGTGCTGGCGGATTTCAGCCAGGAACTTAAAGCCCTTGCCGGACGGGAAGATAACCTGGAAAGCGTAGGTCGTATCGTTGTCATACGCTTCACGCAAGGCGTCCTGCGCCGGGTTTTTGTAGAAGTTGCCGGACAGAGAGATTTCTGACGGAGAAGGCAGGCCGTTGATGTTCTCCTGCTCGGTAGAGCAAAGCGTGGTTACGTCGATATCCTGCTTCTGGCCACCAGTGAACTGAATTTCTTTGATGGTGCAACTCAGATCGAGGAAGGTTGCGGTATCCATCGTTTCTTTGGTGGCTGGCGCAGAGGAAATAAGGATCTTCGTCAGCTGCGATTTTTCATAAAGTGCAGACATAGCTGTCTCCTGGTAAAAGAAAACCCGCCATTAAGCGGGTTCGTTGGGTGAATGATTTATCAAGGTGTAACTTTAAAATCCAGGGTGGCACGGTATAGCCGATAATATGGCTCGTATCCGGGGATTTTTACCACCTCTGTAGGGTTTAACGACTTAAGCGAAGCAAGCGCCAAATCTCTCAGAGATCGTGATTCAGTGATCGTTGTGGCATACACATCGACCTGAACGGAAACCCTGCTCTCTGCCTGGCCACACATCACGTCAGCGGAAACATCATCGACGATGGAAAAGATAATCCAGGGTGGAGTGACCGACGGTTTCCCGTCACTACCTAATGGCGCAACATAGGGATATACCCGTCCTTCTGCCAGGGGAGAAAGCAAGGCGTAGATATTATCTTCATTCACTTGCTCAATACCTCATCAATAGCCTGATTCATCCTGGCAATGGCGACGCTGGCGGCCTCTTCCTCGCGAGTATCGTAAGCGGGTCGCACAAACGGATGTGCAGGCATGTTCGCGGTGCCCAGCTCAACGAATCGCCAGTAAAAGGCGTTTCTCGGGTTATTCGCCTTCATCGTGTTATCGCTGTTTACGGTGCGCGGGTTAACGCCACGAATATGGACGCCGGAAGAAATTTCCCCGCGGCGACGGCTTTTTTGGGTCACCACCACCACGTTTTTTTTCAGTTTCCCGGTGCGCACCGGTGCACGGGCGATCACTTCTTCCTTAAGCACTTCGGCGCCGGCGCGCGTGGCATCACGAAGAACCTTGTTGTTTTCAGCGCGGCTAAGCGCCTCCAGGTCTTTTGCTATGTCATTTAACCCAGAAAAATCGAGGCTCGTCTCAATCATTTTTCGGTCCCCTGTTTGCAAAGAATTTCAAGCTGGGTCCCTTTAGGGTCAGGTATGGGCGGCCCTACCACATTCAACGTTTGGCCCTTATATGGACCAGAGAGCACCTTCAACCTGGAGGTAGCATAAATACTCGATCCGCTTTTAAATCTCACCCATACCCTTATTGTTGCTTCAGCATGCTCAGCACCAGATGCCATCATTTCCCGCCCGCTTCTTCCTTTCACTTCAGCAGAGATGGTTTTCCCATCTTCCCATTTTTCAACCGGCTGGCCGGAAGGCGTTCTGGAGGTTGTGAAGTTCTGAATGGTGACCCTGTGCCGTAATCGTCCTGCCTGCATATCACCTCCTACGTGCCTGGTACTTTGCGGTGCTGTTCAAAAATTGATTTGACGCCGAACGGGATAGTATTAACGCTGTCGCCGCTCACAGGTTCCCTGTTTTCATACCAGTGCGACACCAGGAGCATCAGGGCCAGTTTGATATCATCTTCTATCACCAGTCCATCAGGATCGTCGTCTGGAACAGCGTTATCATAAAGACGGCAATTAGTCATTTTTTCCGCATGCTTCAGAGAGGCGTTGAGGTAGAGCGTTAACATCACATCTTCTGTGTCATCATCGCTGTCGATACGGCACTGGTAACGAAGCTCTTTTACAGAGGGCTTCATTTTCCCTCACCCCGCTTATTGCTGGTTTTAGGCTTAACTGGTGTTTCAATTTCAGGCTGTTCAGTGCCGTCGAGAATCCCCATCTGAGAAGCAACCTCAAGAGCACGGTCAGGAAGTGTGCCAGCCTCATATTCACCAGCAGGAATGTTTCTGACCTGAATGCCATCAGGTGACCATTTCAGGTCTTTTTTCAGCAGCATCATGACCTCCATAAGAATGGGGCCGAAGCCCCAGAGAATTAAGCGCCAGTGCCGATCTGCAGCAGTTTAATGGCCTGAGAATCCACCAGCATCCCCCCGGTTCGTTTGGTGGTGTAGAAACCAACGAATGGTTTTTTGGTGTATGGGTCACGAAGAATGCGGGTGCCGATGCGGTCAACAATGGTGTAACCACGCTTGAAATTGCCAAATGCAATTGCTTTAGCATCAGCCGCGATATCCGGCATCTGTTCGTTCTCTGCCACACCGTACCCGGCCAGAGAGGAAGGCTGACCCAGTTCCAGACCAGGACGCCACAGGTAGTTGCCTTCTGAATCTTTCAGGATTCGGATAGCAAACAGACTGTTGTTGTTCATCATGAACTTAGCGCCATTACGATGCACTTTACGCAGCGTGTAGACCAGTTTGATGATCGCATCAGCCGTTACGCCTGCCGCAGCGCCAGAGAGAATGTGCTGGAGAGTACCAAATGCACGAGTCTTGTCCGGATCAAGCGTGGAAGCGTATGCCAGAAAACCTTTCGGCTTCTTCGTCCCGTTACCGCTGGTAAAGGCGATTTCTTCCTGCTCTGCAAACTCAATTGCCAGTTCGCTGTTGATCCAGTCTTCGACGTTGAAAAAGGCATCATCCAGCATGGTTTGAGTCGCCTGCGGGTTACCGTAAATTTCTCCCATGAGCGGCTCAATATGACCGATTTTAGACGCATCGGTTTCCGGGCGGGCATCAGTTTCACCAACCCAGCCGGAAGCCGTACCGCCGAGATTAACCAGTTTTTTATAGTTAGCGCCGCCAACTGTGATGGTTGTCGCCTCCTGGCGCATCACCACTTCATCTTTCAGAAGATTAAGGATCGTGCGATCCAGCTCTTCCGGCACGGCATAGCCACCATCTTCATCCACACCGACCTGCAGAGCTTTGCGTTCAAGTTCGCGCAGCCCGTCATCTTTACCCTTGCGCATAAAGCCAATGAAAGCGGTTTTATGTTCGCTTGCGGCTTTGCTCTGAGGACCACCGGCTGGACGTTTAACCTGCTTCAGTTCCTCTTCCAGCGCAGATTTAAGCTCATCCAGTTCAGACAACTTGCCGTTTAAGTTTTCAACCTCCCCCGCCAGCTTGCCCTTTTCCTGTTCAACTGCTTCCAGGCGCTTATCGTTCTTTTCTTTGAACGCATCAAACTTCGCCTGCAGTTCCTGCGCGACCTGCTCTACGTCTTTAACGTCAACTGACATAATTAACTCCTGATTAAAATTTGATGTTTTTCAGTGCATCCAGTGCGGTACTCACTTCATCAACATCACGCAGTGAAAGTGAGCTATAACCCCCGGCCATGAATGCTTTAGCCTGGGTGCGTGAGAGCCCAACATCGCGCAGGACTCGTTCAATACTTTTTTGAGAAGGGATTTCTCCGCGGGAAAATGCGCTTTTGACATCACTTACACGCGCTTCATCGTTCGACGGAAACGTGACGAGACTGACTTCCCACAGGTCAATCTCTTTAAGAAGGAACACGCCCTTAACACGGTCGTACTCCCAGTCTTTCAGCATGTAACCAATAGAAAGGCCGGTTAAAGAACCGGCCTTCATGTGGGCGTGTGCGCGTTTCGAAAGGGGGTCGTCATCAATGAGTAACCGGCCTTTAACATAAAGGCCAACCTCATCCTCTTTCATCTCAGTGTAAATACCGATGGGTTCATCCATACGGTGCTGCCAGAGTAATGCAGGGAGAGCATTCTTTTCTTTCCATGCCTGAAGGGAGGCCGAAAAAGCGCCTGGCACAACAACATCATCGTAGCTGTCCTTTACGCCAAAAACAGAGCCATAGCCTTCAAACTCCCCGCTGTCGCTGACAGACTTTAGCTGTAGCGGAATATCCAGCCGCTGTTTAGTCATCGGCATTATGTTGTTCCTCGGTTGTTTTGTTCTTGCTGCTGTCTGACGGTTTCGTCGTCATGTTCATTGGCGTAAGGTAAATATCTCCGCCTGCGCGTGGGTTAAGTTCTTCAAGTTCCCGGCAGTCATTTGGTGAGTAAATACCCCAGTTAATGCCTGTTGAATACGCCTCAAATCGCGACTTCATATCCCCGCGCAGCAATGCGCCGGCATTGAATTTTGCGTAGTACACACCCTGCTTTGATTCCTTCACCAGCCCGATGTTGATTCGCTGCTCAATGCGGGTCATATACGGAACGAGTGAATAATTGATAAACCCCATGCCGAGGTTTTCAATATTGTTAAACGTCGAGCGGTCAGTGTTCTGCACCATGTGCATCGGCACACGGAACAGGCGGCATATTTCCTCCAGCTGGAATTTCCTGGTCTCAAGGAACTGACTGTCTTCCGCATTGAGCGCCATCGACTTCCAGTCCAGTCCCATTTCGAGAATCATTGGTCGGTGCGCGTTGCTCAGCCCGAGGTGACGATCCTCAAAATCCTTTTTCAGCCTTGCGTAAGCAGCGTCAGTGAGCGTTTGCTCAGTGCGGAGTACGCCGGAGGTAACCGCGCCATTTGAGAACAACCGCGCCCCATGTTCCTCTGTTGCCATTCCCAGAGATATTGCTTCTCTTGCATAGGCTATAGGGTTCAGCCCCACCAGCCCGTCAAAGGTAAGCGTTCTGACATGCCAGATATCATCCTGCCCAAGCACGTCTGTTGAGCCATCGGGGAATGTTACCTGGTAAACCGGTTGCCACTGGCTGTTAAGCTTTGGTTCAACACACCCTGGGTCAATGGGAAGAAGCTCCACCACCTCGCCAAGCGCTTTAACTTTGTAGGCGTAAAAATTACCGCGAAGACAAAGACAGACAATGACCAGTTCCCAGAACTCCTGGGGGGTCATGTAATCATTTGGCTTCATCGTCAGTAATTTATGCAGCCTTTCGGAAGTCGCTTTTTGTTTACTGTTTCCGGTTATCTTGTACAGGTTACAGGGCAGCATGCCCATCGACTCAGCAAGAACCCTGATACAACCGAAAACTGCTGTAAGCCGCATGGCTTTCTGGCTGCTTACCCTTTTCCCTGTATAGGTGTCGTAAGTCATTCCCACTGCTTCAGCGAGTTCTGCCGGAGTAGTGACAGGGGCGTCACTTTTTTTGAACATTCCGGGGAAAAACATCAGTCAGTCCCTCCTCGCAATGTTTTCCCGGCCAGCGAAAGCGTGCGGGAAACCAGCCATGACCAAATAAGGCAAAGCATACCCGCACTGATTAAGCCTCCAGGCGGATAAATCATCCATACACCAAACGAAAGCAAAATAGCGCCCATCACCCCGATCAGTGGGGCGAGAATCATCAGGATCATAACTGCCTCTTTATAATGAACGGACGCCGTAACTTTCCAGATGGTCAGAGAGGCTGTCCTGTTGTTCGCCGCCGTTTACAAGCATGCGGCTCATTGCGGTAAACAAGGCGGCAGGCCCGTCTATTTTCGCTTCTGGCGTGGATTTGTTCGGAAAGATATTGTCGTTTTTGTCAGGCTTGACGGTGACGTTAGACATCATCCAGTTCATTACAGGGTGATTGCTGTGATGGAAGCGCCCGCCGTAAACCAGCGATTCAACCTCCTTCATTGACTCAGAAAAGTTTCTGACCGTTTGCGGAACTTCCACCAGCGGCACGCCCTCTTCTGCCAGAGCGAGGCTAAACTGCGTTGCGCTCCACGGGTCGAATCCTGTTTCTTTCAGGTTTTCGCCGCTAATCCATTCCAGAAAATCAGCTTTAATCTGCGCATGATCGATAACATCACCATCGGTCAGCTCCAGCTTCCCAAGCTCAGCCCATTTGCGATACATCTGCGCCATTTGAGCGGAACATTTTTCCAGCCTCCCTTCGGGTAACCAGAATTTAAAGTCTGCATGCGCGTGGCCGTTGTCTGCCCGCCAGAGTTTTACTGCTGCGCAAATATCAATCTTGTGGGCCAGATCCACACCAGCCCACATCGGGTAGGTTTTCAGCTCATGACGGGGGGCTATAAACTCACATTTTTCCCACTTAATCATGTCCATCCAGGCTGACTCAGCGGTCACCCAGATATTCATGTGTTTGGTGAAAAAGTTAACCCTGGCGGAAACCTGTTCTTTGGCCTTCTTTGCCAGGCGGCGAAGATCATCCCAGCGCTTACAGATACCCAGTCCGGGGTTAGCCTTTTGCCAGACCGTTTCATCAAACGGATCATCATCTTTATCCAGGGTGAAGATGATGGCGAAAAAGGTATCGTCTTTTACCGCGCCTTCCACTTCGCTGTTATAACCACGCAGCACCTTAATGGCATAATCGCGCAGCTCGTAACAAATCCCTTCTTTGTTAAAACCCGCTGTCGTTATGCCAAACAGAAGAGACTGCAATCGTGCGCCGGTTGCAGTCTCCAGAACGTCCCAGACATCACGGGTTTTATGCGCGTGAAGTTCGTCGACGATGCCACAATGGATATTGAGACCATCCAGATTGTTGGCATCAGAAGAAAGCGGTTCAAACTTGGATGCTGTCTGCTCCTGGTAGATCGCCAGTTTATTGAATTCAAACAGTCGCCCCAGTGTGAGTTTCGCTTTTTTAACCATGTTTTTCGCATCTTCAAAAACGATGCGAGCCTGATCCCGCGTTGTCGCTGCGGAATAAACCTCTGCCCCGCCCTCACCATCGGCGCCAGCCATATAGAGACCAACGCCAGAGGATAATGTCGACTTGGCGTTTTTACGGGCTACCTCGTTATATGCCGTGCGAAACCTGCGAACCATCACCGGACGACCACTACCATCATTACGCAGAACAATTTCGCCTGTTTCTTCATTTACCAGGGGGATAACAAAACCGAAGATGTTGATCAGAATGAAAACATGCCAGTCCATCAACTCAATCGGCTGGCCTGCCAGTGCTCCTTTAACATGAGGCACGAATTTATAAAAATTGAGGATATGCTGTGCGCGGGGCTCACTGAAATAGATGCCACGTTCTTCACCGTGCCTCAGATCATCAAGAAATCGCTGGCAGGAAAGACGGACAAACTCACAGGCAATAACGTCCCCGGCAACGACGCGTTCGGCGTAACGTATGCCATCAGTAACTTTTGCCATCAGTCCCTCGAATTTAGAAATTGACTTAACAGATCATCATCGTCTGGTTTTTCTTTACTGACCTTAGACCTGCTGGAAGGAGTCATACCAAACTCCGCTAACATCGCGCGAAGTCGCTTCCAGGCATCAGCTTTCATCATGGCTGCCGGATGCGGCTTGATCATTCGAATTTCACGTTCTTTCCCTTCATCAGCATCATCATCGCTGTATACCGCATAGGTATAACCTTCCCGATCCAGCGTTTCACAATGATGGCGGTATTCCGTATATGCCTCTACCAGCAACTCCAGAGCCCTGGCATCCAGCTGAGATATGACGCCAATGGCATCAAGTTCTTCGGCCATCCGCTTAAACCAGTACTTCCCCTGCTTGTCGAAATGCTTGGGAACTGGGGGTACCCCTTTAGGTGGCTGCGGCTCGTTTTTGTTGATAGGCCGTTTGGATGGGTTACCCCTCACCAAACGCAGATGGGTAGGGGTTTTCGGCGGTCCTGACATAATCGAAAACTCCTATTAATCATCGGCTGGGGGAACCCAAAAAAAGTTTTCTAACCTGCGGCGATGTGAAGAAAGGCTAGGCGGCGGTCCTTTGGGCGCCCGGCTACAGGGATTTTACCCCCCCTCCCCTCTATGCCTGTTGATGATAATTACTATCATTTAAAGCGCTCGCGACCTGTTTTCGAGCGGTGGCAAGGCCAGCACAGGCTTTCAAGGTTCGAATCATCATCGGTACCCCCATGAGCCTTAGCCTTGATATGGTCAACGGTGGTGGCCGCAACAGCGCGACCAGTACGCAGGCAGTTCTGACACAGATGGTTGTCACGCTTCAGGATGCGGGGACGAATGATATCCCACTGGCTACCGTATCCACGCTCGTGGCGACTCTTTCCCTGTTGATGCTGCTGCCAGCCTTCATTGCGGTGCTTTTCGCAGTAGCCTGAGCGGTCGGTTGTTGTGCCAGCGCATCCACGCTTACGGCAGGCTCTTGGAATTAAGGATGGCATAGTTCAACCTTAAATTTTCAACAGTAGTTATGAGGTTGTTATAAAAAATTCATGCTTCAGGTTTTTCGTGAAAAACATCCTCTATAATTACCTTATTAACAATCGATATCAGGGAGCTTTTATCAACCTCACCATAAATATATGATTGATGAATTGGTAATATTTTCGCATATGCATGACCATATTCTTTATAACCATTCTTCCCTGTAGCAATCAAAATACAAGCCCGTATTTCAGTAATTCCATTATGCATTGCATTTACGTGATGCAACTGCCAATTATCAGGTTTTTTTGGTGTTAATTTCTCAGGAGCGCTAACAAGGCATGCCTGATAATGTAAAAATGCCTTTATTAGATTTTTCCTTTCCAGCGCCCTTTCCTGTTTTCTCCAGGTGCTTAGGGCACGCCACGCAGCTATAAGAGTTAAGAAACTTATGATGATTGAAATAATACTTACAATCATTGAGACATAAGCCCATTGAGCCGACTCTCTCGCAGTTACTAAAGATTCGAACGAAATATATGACTCCATTTACCCCTCCATCACAGTATGAAGAGATAATAGCGTATCCCATTATCACAGGCACTCAGTGAATGCCTGCTGTAATGTCGCGATCAGCCAATCAACAATTCTGGCTGCGTCACCTGCATGATGTGCTCATGCTCCAGTGCCAGGACGCGCTTTTCCTTCTTGCGTTCGTTCATTAAACGACTGCCGATCGTGCCTTTCAGCTTCGAGCGTGTTTCTTTGATGGCATAGCGGTGCTGCATTTCTTCGCCCATCGCCATGCGTCGGCTAAGTTGTTCGGACATCCAGTTGAATGCTGAGATATAACTCTCTTTGATTGCTGCAGCAGTTCTCCCAGTGAATCCCATCACAACCATGATCCAGCCATCTTTTGTCAGGCTGTACATCGGGCGAACCTTACCCTGCTCATCGATATAATCAGCCGACGCAAAATTGCGTTGGCCAAACTCACTCGAGCAATCGGACTTAACCTGCTCGATTTTCCTGAGCACATCGCCGTGTCGCTTGCCGAAGTACTTGGCAACTTTTCTGGAAGTGGTGACGACCTCTCCGTTTTTGGCTTGCACCATTTCGCGGAAGTCGAAGGCCGGAATAACTGACGGATTATTCATAGCGTTTTTACCTTTTAGAAAGATGAGCCTGTTCGCACAGAAAAGCCGCCCCGAGATGGTCGCCACCATATACGGCAGTTCTCAGGCTCAGCTTTCTGAAAGACTCGGGATTGTCATGCGCTGCGATGCGCGGTTTACTGCTGGTATAAAAAAGCCCCGCTATTGCGAGGCTATTTGTTAAGGTGACTTGCTTAGTTAATGCTTAAAAATTCCACAGCTTGTCTGATTTGCCTTGAATCCAGGTCTTCAATATCAGTTGCCACCAAATAGAAAGATGATTCGCCAGTAAGAGATGGAACGTTAGCTGTAATAATCTCTAATTCAACCTCAGTATCATCAGAAAGCATCCAGTTGATAGAGTTAAGTGCATCACCTACGTTGATAATCTCAGGTTTTTTACCTTTAAGAATTAAAATGACACTTTTCATATAATTTCTCTGTTGCATGACATTTCAAAACATTATCACAGGCATTCAGTGAATGCCTGCTGTAATGCCTTACTCTTCGACAGTTGCGCCTTCCGGCAACCCTACGCAGCCAAATACTGGCATCCCCGGAGAACGATCATCTTCCACCGCCGTCAGTTGAGATTCGGAAAACCAACGCTCAGTCGCGCAATTACCTGCTGGCTGGTAATAAATGTAGTATTGATTCTCACCAGTAACATGCTGGGATCGGGCCTGTACCTCGCCAAACTCATCACTAATACGCAGGTTCACCAACTGGCCCAGGCAGAATTTAAAATCTTTTGCTACAGGCAGAATTTGACAACCGTTTTGCTCTTTTTCCATCATTCTCTCTCTTTTGGTCTTCAAAAAGCCCCGCTATTGCGAGGCCGTAGTAATTTTATTTGGACAGTTGCGCTGAATGGACCGGTTATGCGTCAACACATCTTTCTTAGTCTGGCGGTCCATAACCTCAATGTCGTGCTCAGTGAGGTAGATTATGCTTACCCAGTCACAGGCCGTGTCCGTTACTTCAGGTTTTGCGGGTAAAGTTTTCGCGCAACTCACGGTCAACATCGTCATCAGGAAGATGATTAACAGTCTGCTGTACATCCCTGGCTCCTTTTGTTGTCTCTACCCGGCGTTGTGCAACGGCTTCAGTAGCTGCTGCACGTTCTTCAGTGCGTTGCTGGTCTGCTTTTGTTTCTGCGATATTGGTTCCGCGTGATTTACCCAGACCAAAAGTACCTGCAATTGCAGCCAGTACAGCAACAGCCAGGCCGATAATCATTTCAAGTCCCATAGCGACCTCATACCAGTGCGGCTCTTGCTTTGGCGTAGCGTGCACGACGGTCGTTAATACCGTTCTGTCCACCATTAATGATCTGAGTGATGCGAACCAGATCGCCGGAGTAGCTCAGGCATCCGCTGGTGGCGTAGAACCATGCAGCTGACCGTGCAGCGTTGATATCCTTTTCCAGCAACTCAGGATTACTGACTAAATCCAGTTTTAATCCCGTTCCGCAGCGGCGGTAATTATCAAGACCGGTAATCTGAATCAGCCCACGGCCACGATATTTCCACCCATCGCCTGATGCTTTGTTACCGAGGCGATTGCTGTACACCAGATTTGCAATGGCTGGCTGATTTGCTACCTGCCCTTTTTCTTTGTCACGCCCAAGCATATATGCCTGATAGTTCGTAATGCGGCGTCCAAAGGTGGTCAGCAGAGCGGCTGGGGTATAGTTGAAGCTCTCCACCAACGCAGAGAATCCCGCTGATTCATGTCCTGCCTGAGCGATAAACATTGCCTGGTCTTCAGGCTTAACAATGCCGAATTCTTTCATTGCAGCATCAATATGCGGAAACCAGCGCGTAGCTAACCCGGCGCTTACACCAGCCGCCTGTTGAAATTGTGATTGGTTCATTAATGCCTCAGCGTATCAACGAGACGCGCCACGTTCCCACGAGCCCATAACACGGCAGCGCAAATAATAAGGTTTACGATGACCACCATCCAGTGTGACTCCTGGTAGAGGCCAAACAGATATCGGAATGGAACGCTGGCATAAACCAGCACAACGAAGTACGCCAGCAATGATATAGCGGGGCGATGTCTTGCCCCTTCACGCTGGTAGAACATCAGGACAAGGACGATGACCGCACAAATACCTGCATTCACCATCGCTGACGGATCACTTGTTACCATTGCTGGCCCCTCCTCCACGGAATCGCGAAAGAATACTGAACAGGCTTCCCAAATCCTGACTGTTGAAAAATGTGAGCACTTTGATTGTCATCGCCGCCACTACAACAGCACCAAGTGCGTCTAATGGCCTGTCACTGTACCCGGTAGCTTGTGACAACTTTGAACCAACCAGGCCAGCAGCAAGAACGCCAACAATGAATGACGTCATGAAGTAAGCAATCAATCGTACTCGTGTGATATTTGCCGCTGTCGCTACATAAAATACTGCACCAGAGAATGCGCCAAATACCACGCCATAATCAATACCGGTTGCAAGACCAAATACGCTGGCTCCCATCAGTCCACCAGCCGCGACCGTAGTGCCAGAAACAGGATCGGACATTAAGCCCCCTCTTATTGCTGTGAGTCCTCTCAGAAGCGAGGGGAATAAAAAAGGCCACCCGAAGGTGGCCTTTAATGTGATTCTTTTGCTGAATTATTTCTAAGCGGTAGCGACTACAACCTTACTCAGGAAACCATCATTACTAAGAAGAATGGCTTTCTCGAACTGTTTTGCTTTAAACCACTGCAAATATTTTGTTGCCGTTGAGTTGGCAACACTAAACACTTTTCCGATGAGCATAAAGCTCAACACAACAGGTGCAATGTAAAGCAGGAATGGTAGATTGTTTGCCACCAGAGCCTTATCCATTACTTTTACTGACTCAGACACAGCCTGAAGCAATTCTTCATTTTCACATGCAAACAGCACCTTGGCATGTTTGTTAACTCTTTCTTTGATTTCAGGGTTTCGAGCAAAGTTGATTTCCGCTCTGATCTTGTTACCAATTGTTAACAGGTGAAGTCTGTTGATCGTGTTGTTTAAGCCGTCGTGGATAAGAACAGCTGCTTTCATGTCCTTAGGGCTAAGATTGCCTGAAATAATTTCATTTCGAACTTTATCACGAATTTCGAAGAGCTCATTCCTAAAAGAAAGCCTCAATGATGGCTGCAAAATCCTTTCGTAAATGAAATGAAATGCAGCAAAAGCACATAGCGTGAAAAACAACGCAGTGATCATGGTGCATCCTCCAATTTAATTGTTGTTACTGGTCACTCGTCCCGAGTGGCTGTGACGTTTTTTGTTGCTGCAGAGTTGTCTTCTCTTTTCCTATGCGTTCAGCCTCGCTGCTGAAATCCTTACGCATAATCCTAGCATGACCTGCCCATGCGATAAGTGCAAGTACAAAGAATATCCAACCAAGCATGTTCCAGTTTAGAAGAGATACCAGGATATCGTGAATAACGTCTGGAATTTTCTCATTTGGTACACGAGTAAGCAAGATAACGAGCACTACAAAGACACATAAAGGCAACATCTGCCCTGTAGACATAGCTCTGTTGACAATATCCCTGGTTGCATGCGCCCAAGTGATCTTTGTGATACTGCTTGGCTTGCCGCCAGTTCTCTTATGATTGCCACTCATATTGTTAGTTATAGTCACGTTTTGAAGGGTAATTAATCTTATCAAAATGTGATGATTAAATTCAAAGATTTACATCAATAAAATTTAGTTGCGGCAATAGGTTATAATTTAAAAGGAAAAACCCGCACGATGGCGGGTTTCTTTTTGTTCTGTTGCTAAGTTCGCTTTAACGTCCCGAGCTTAACACAATTTAAGCACTTCCCGCGCAACTATTCAAGTAGAATCTGTCGCTATTTGTGCCGAATGCGTCACACATTGGCTTGTATAGCATCGATTCTGCTACATTTAGCCAAACATCAATTCGACTTTCACAGGTTCGCAAACACCATTCAGGATGTTTTGCATTTAAGTCTCTGGCCATCGCCTTTTTGCTCAGGCGCTTGATATAACGATCTTCAATAAGAGCGTATAACTTCTTATGCCCTGACTGCACAAGGACACCGCTGAGTACAGCGTTGATGGCCAGCGCTTCTTCATCGGTACAGAACGCCAGGCCGCTTTTATTATTCCCTTCCTGAATCTCTTTGAAGAACGCTTCCAGTTCAGGTTTGCTGATACCTGCTTTCTTCATCCGGCGTAGTGCTTCGTTAATTGCCGTTTTGGTGATTTTCCCGGATGCAAGAAGCTGGTTAAACATGTTCCCACCACTACCACCGCCGATATAAGACCAACGGCCCCACATGCGCAACTTACCCTGTATCCAGATGCTTTCCAGAGTACGAAGACGAGCCATTTCACCAGATTTACCAACTTCAGAAGGATTAATCATTTAGCGTTCTCCACTTACGCCAGTACGCCGATTGCCAGCGCACGATCTATAACCCGAAACACCAGGACCAGCTGGTCACCGTATTTCGCTTCAAATGCCACAGGATCAGCATGCAACTCGTCGTGATGCTCTCTGCACAGAGGAATCACAAACAGGTCGTGTGCCTTTGTACCCATTCCACCCTGCCCGTGGCCAATCAGGTGGTGGGGGTCGTCAGCTTGCTTGTTACAGCAGACGCACGGCTGGGCCTTAACCCATCTCGTGTATTTCTCATTCACCCAGCGGCGACGCTTGGGTTTAAGCATGAAGGATTCCGGCGTTTCCGGGTCTACCTTCATTGCCACTATCTTTTTCGCTTTCTCCTGTACCAGTTGTTGAGATGGTAATGTCGGAACAATATCGCTTTCGCGTGTTACCGACTGGTGTAACTCTTTCTTCAGACGAAGAGCTTTATGCGCTACAGCTTCAGGTATCTCATCAGCCAGGTCGTTCCTGACCATCCACCAGCAAAACTCCGGCAGCGTCAGAATGTGGTCCTCACTGAAACCTAATTGGCCGTTTACAACCTTCAGTAGCCAGGATACCAGGTTTTCACGGGCTATACCCGCCAGACCTTCAGTGAACTGATCACGAATTTTTAAGTCACAGCCCCAGCACGTGCGGATTGAGCCAGGCGCATGCCGGGTAATGGTGTAGTTGCGGTCGTGCCACTCGCTGTGCGGGTACTGACATTCCAGTTTTCTTTCGAGCCAGGTATCCAGTGAATTGAGTCCACCAGCACGATGTATGACCTTCTGATTTTCGAATACATCACGCATTAACGGATCGTTCTGAAGCTCCTGAGCTGTCTCAGGCAGCAGACCAGACGGTAACTCAGCCATAGACTCTGCCTGTGGCTCGATAAGAACACGCCCATGTCTGAACAGATGCATCAGTTCACTGCCTGGGCGAAATATCACTACCCCGGTCATCGGTGCCACTTCAGGTGTCAGTAATGCCCTCACGCTATCTGCCCCTTAGCAATATGCTCTGCCCACAGGCCACCAATCCAGCGAACACCCTTGGCGGTAAAGCGGGACTGATTAAACGCGTAATTTGTCTGGTTTGTCGTTCCTGTCTTCACCTCGAAGCGCCCCGCCTCGATATGCTTGCTCTTTGGCGTGAGAACACGGTTAAGCCGGTACATGATGCCGTTCTCAATCAGGAACATCGCAAACTCCGGTTCTTTGGCGTTAAGCAGTTTGGCAACCTGCCGGAATGTCATTGAACCAGTAGCCGTCACATAACGATCAACAAACTCGGCCTTCGGTGCGGCTACTGCCAGTTCTTCACTCAGGCGCTGTTTCTGTTCTGCCAGATCAGCAGCAAGGCGCAGGGCCTCAGGAAGAGACTGGGGAACAATCATTCCACCGTTGCTCTCCAGTTCCTGCCAGCGGTCAACAAGTCGGGCAGTAAACTCCGGCGATAACTGGGCAACGATCACATAGCTGTCTCGTTTGTTCACTTCATAGTGATGGTAGGTCTGCCCGTTCTGTGGATGGGTGTACTGCAATGCAGCATACCCTCCAATCACCCCCGAATTCATGAGGCGCTCTATCGTTACGCAGACATTGCTGTGCCGGGAATCAACCAACTTCGCAATCTCACGGCTGGACATGGTGATCTGCTGCCCTACCGTTGCTGCATGATGGGTCGGACACGTTACTGTTATGCTCATCTGTTGCATGCTCTGTCTCCACTTATCAGGCGGCTGCACCCGCCACGGTTTCAAATCGGCTGATCGTTATCTCTACCCTTCCAGGCTTTACTACAGGCCCCCATTCGATTGCCATCCGTTTAACCTGACTGTCGTCTTCCCAGACTCTGGCATTCGTCAGTGCGTCGAACAGCGCTTTGTTGTAGTTGTCCAAATCCCGCCGTCTGTTATCTGGCGGGAAAAGAACTATGTTTACCTCAACGTTGACGTTAACTGGTTTAGGTATACCGCCGTACTGCTCAACAACAGATGCGTAAACGTTCTTCTTGAACTTCCTACCCATCTCACTGATCAGATGCTTACCCTTTAACGCTCCACGGTCAGGTGACCGGTAATAGGTGTTAACTGTTGGCGGGAATGGCAGCGTTAATTTCATTGCTGAACACCCCTCGCTTCCAGCCATGACAAGGCGCGTTCTCTTGAATCACTCTCACCGTTAATGAGTGACTTGATGATCGATATCGCGTCTGCCTCATCGTTTGCTGAAATAACGGTAATCCCCCTGGAAACCCCTGGCGCTACTGAGATATATCCCTTCTTCGCTATGGCCTTAACATGCTCCGCTGCTGCGTTCGGTGATGAGCAACCAATCAGCCCTGCCAGTTCACATATCGTTGGAGGGAATCCAAACCGGCGCTGATAGTTCACGATCGAACCAAGTACTTCACTTTGTCTCACGGTAAGTTTGTTCACTTC